GTTTATCTTGGTACTTGCATAGTAGATGCAGGATTCCCTTGAAAAGCGATTTAACGCCCGTTTCAGCGAAGATTCGAGCGATCATCTCAATCTTACCTGCTGCAGATTGTTGCATCGAGGCAACCGCAGCGGCAGTCACGTTCTGAAGGATAGAAGGGTCAAGACCTTGAGAGGCGTCCGTCACTCCAGTGCGTTTCTGTTGGACTTGATCCAAATATTGCAACATCGGAAACGAGCCAGCAGCCATGTTCTGAATTGCCAACTGTTGGACAGCACCAGGAGACTTGACTCGGATCACGCCACCTGCCGTTGAGGTCAAGAGATCATCAAGATTTACCTGACCATCCACCGCTACAACTCGGTTGTTGTTGGTCAGATACATATTATCAAGCATCTGACGAGTGATCGTTGTCTTGATGAGTTGAAGGTCAACAGTCCGATCCGCGAGAGAGTTACCAAAGAACTTGTGCGGAATCGGAATCGGGCACAAAGAATGGAACGGGATATAGTCGCTGTCTTCTTCGCTCAGAATCTCGTTTCCGGCGTAGAAAACTTGCTTGAGTTGGGCAATGCCTCGCTTCGTACCCTTGCGGATATAACACTCAAAAACCTCAACAGTCTGCATCCAAGTATCCAAGGATGCCATGTCATCAGGAATCTCACCGTTGTCAAATCGAGCCAGTCGCTCAGGTGTGTAGGTCAGAGAATCAGACGCAGGCAGACCCTCTACGATCTTTTTAGAGAATCCCATCGCCACAAGATCAGAGCGAGTCATCAATCGGCGATGTGCGACAAACGGAGAGTCCTGAATGTTCTTTGCGCGTTTCGAGATCAAGAATTCTTCGGGAGGAATGTTCTCGACAACAACCTTGCCTGTCTTGGATTTCTTCTGTACGGTAACAGCATAGATTGAATAGGTCGCAGGCATTCCATCCGGTCCAATGGGTTGAAGTCCATCAGGTCCAACGATCGGGAAGGTCTGAATATCCTGTTCAACAATCTCCATTGACTCATCAGCCATCAGCATAGCCAATTCGTCTTCGGTGAGATTCTGATATTTCTCTCGCGTAATATCCTCAGACTCGTCCCAATACGCTTTAACCACTCCGACCTTTTGTAGGAGAGCGTCTTTAAACCAGTCGTGAAGAATCAGGGTTCCATCGTTGTCACGCTGAAGAACCCAGTTACAGTAATCAGTAGCTTGTTTGGCAGCTTGTTCGTCTTGAGGACCGCGAGGGTCAAACCTTACGACCTCATCAGAGCCTGTGAAAATGCGAACAAGAGATGGCAGAGCACCATCAATGGCTTCAGCGACCTCTCCGGTAACGATCTGGCTTTTGCCTTCAATCTCCGTGCCGTATGGCTTGCGGAGATAAGCCCGCATAGCATCCTCGCGCTGGATCGTTGTTTCGGTTTCTAAGTATCCAAGAGCGTTGTCAATCTCGGATTCAATTATCGCTTTCAGTTCTTGGCTCATTTGTGCCTTTCGGTGGCCTGCCCATCTTGGGCTTTTGTTCCGATTGTAATGCCTTTACCATATTTTCAAGCATTTCAATGCGTTGTTCGAGTGCGTCAACACGCTTGGAGGGAACCATGTCCCCTTGTTTAAGTAAATACATCAGACGATCCATTTCGGAGGTTTGTTAATAGAAGAACCCCACTTTGAGCTTTCATCAAGCCCGATAGCAAGGTAGCGGAAAGCGTCAGACCCATGACTTGACCAATCGTGTAAAGGTCGGTCATAGAACACTTTTCTTTTTTCGTCATACTCACGGCGATAATTTCTCAGGCAATCAAGCCCAACCTTAACAGAAGGCACGTTAAACCAACATCTTGGAAGTAACCTTCTCACGGCTTGAATACCATCATCAACGCTCATTTTCTGAGCAATCTTTATGTTTAGTCCTGCTTCCTGCAAAACCTCTAGTCGACTTCTGCCTGAACCCAACTCCCTCACCTGGACGTCATGCGGCAAGATATGCTCTGCTGATGCCCATCCGTTATCTCTTAGCCAAGTAACGTACTTATCCAGTCCGACACCGTTGTTTTCGTAATAATCAAGTAAGCGAATCTCTGGACCTGCAATCTGAGCTACCCAGATAGCCGTAGAGTCGCCCATTCCCAAGTCCCATGCCGTGATTGTTCGGCAAAGATCATCCCTTGGGATTTCCTGAATGTGGTTCTTTGCTTCCAGGTCGTTAAGTATCTGACCATAGTAAGAACCTTCTACGGCAGCGTTAAACGAGCACTCAAACTCCTGAAGATACTTGTCCTCACCCATTTCGGACTTGGCAGCGTCTAATTCAGTCTGAGCGATCACACCAGTCTGGCTTGCTTTGAACTCCAGCAAACCCCATCCATCCTCTGTTTCTGCCCTGTCTCGCAGGTCTTTAAAGTGGTTGTGCCCTTTCGGAGTTCCGATAAAAAGACACCAACCCAAACGGTCAGCTAATGAGGGACGAATGATGTCAGTCCAAATCTTTGGGTTTTGGTCGCCAATCTCATCAAGAATCACGCCATCAAAGTATTGACCACGCAAAGCCTCTGGATTGTCTGATCCGTAAAGTTGGATTCTTCTTCCCCAAAAATCTACTCTCAACTCAGAGATGTTTTGGGTTCCTCCAAGTGGAGCAGAATACTTTACGAGATAGTCCCATGCAACTCGTTTGGCTTGTCCATAAGTAGGAGCGATATAGGCGTACCTGGGAGCCTCTTTTTGGTTTAAGACCGCATCCTTGATGATGTGGTTTATCGCAGAAACAGTTTTGCCCATCCTGCGATGAGCAACCACGACCGTGAATCGCTTGTTGTCAATTAGGTCGTGAATCTGCTCTTGCTGTTCTCTGGGCGTATACGGGATGATTATTTCGCCCATGAAACTTTCAGTTCAATGGGTTTATCAGAGTCGCCAATGTGCTCTGTACGCGCCAACTTGGGAATGTGATACTCAATCGCCCTGAGATAAAGATCAGCAGCCTTACCTGGGTCTGGTCTGTTCCCACCCACTCCAGCGGCTACATCGTCTAGCCACTGCTGAAGTTTGTGAGCGTTTCCATCTGCAAAAGCAGCAATAGCGTCCCTAACCATTCCAGAAGACTTGTTCTGAGAACCCTTTGGTCTTCCTCGACCTCGGTTAGTTAAGTTTGCGGGATTTCCGCCTTCTACTTTATTCATTTCTTACCAATTCCTTACGGCTCGTTGGCGTGGTTAAGTTAATTTATTTTACCATTTTACTTTCATCACCACTTCTCGCGTGCCGACCACCAAGCCGCACTCATTTTGCCTTTGGCGATGTTGTCAGCATGACGAGCTTTGAAACTTTCCCTGCGCTTACGATCTGCTTCAGACTCACCTTTACGCTCTGGAGAACCCTTAACACCTTGCTGTCCAAATCTGATTAACTTAACTTTGTCATTAGACTTGGCTAAAACAGCATGGCTTTTCGTTGGGTGATTCGGAGTCTTCTTCGGTTTGTTGTACCCTGAAAACTCCTCCGAGCCTCGTTTTATCATGCTCACCTCGGGATAAAGACGTTATCTGAGATCACTCTTTCAGCGAAATAATAACCCCAGTCTTGGATCATTATAGCAATTTCAGCGTCTGTCATGCCGTTTTTTCCGAGTCGCTTTTGCTCAATGATGATGACAGGTTTACATCTCTGGATCGTGTGAAAAGCACCCTTCAAAGCGTTTTCCTCAAAACCCTCAACGTCTAATTGGATGAGATCACAGTCAATGTTAAGTGAGTCAATCGTCACCATCGGGATACCGGAATCGGACTCCTCGATCTGCATCGCGCCCCAGTTCTCAGCTTCTCCGTCCACAGACTTACAGTAACCCATCCGGTCACTCAGTCCGGCTTTCGTCATGTTGACGTTTGGCTCGTTTACGTTTCTCAGTAAACATTCCCAATTCAGGTCATTTGGCTCGAACGTATAAACCTTGTTAAAAAGGCTTGAGTACGCTTTAATCCACACCCCACAGTTAGCCCCTGCCTGGATGATCGTTCCGCGCTCTGGAACCCATTTAAGCAGTTCTGGCAGGGCTTGAATCTCCCTCGGAATCCACTTCCAAGCCTCTTTATCGTGTTTCGGCCACCACCACCCATCTCTAAGTTCAATCAATTCCGTCATATCCACGGGTTGACCCCCAGAATTGTGTAGCGAAACAGTGTCCATTGCCTTTGTAAATCTTTCCTGAGAAGTGATGTTTTGTAAAGTAATGAGTCGGGTAAACAGTTAAGTCATAGCCCGTTTCCCTGAAAACCTCCGTGATGTGAGCAGGTCCGGTTGTCTCCCAGGCTCGCTTGTCAATCACTGATGCTTTCTTTTGGAGTCTGTTAATACACTCTCCAAAGAACGGGTTTCCTTTTTCCGATCCCATCACCGATACGTTAATCAACCCAGGACGCATGATTTCCTGTTCCCAATGGGCGAATGCTGCGGGTTTGAGTAACCAATCTTCTAAGGGACTGAGACAGACAGAATCAGCGTCTAACGTGATCCCACCCTCGTTGTAGAGGATTTCATATCTCATCATGTCAGCGACCCCACAAAGTTCGTGGGCTAACATCGACTGCATATGCTTGGCATTGAACCAAGGTTGTTTTAGTTCTTCATTGCCCCAGATTTTTATCTCATAGTCTGGGTTCAACTCTCTCCATGTCCCGATACATTTATCAGGTCGCTTGGACTCGTCACCGATCCAAACAAAGTGCAGTTTTTTTGGAATCACTTTTTGGCTGTTTTAGCGGCTTGCTTAAATGCTTGTGCAGTCGGTGCGCCCTTCGTTCCAGGCTTCCTCATGCGCTCGGGCGTCTTTCCTGCGGCTTTTTGTTTTTCAATACGCTCGCGTTTTTTGTGGATGTTACTGTAAAGCCCATTCATTTTTTCTGCATCGCTTTCTTTGCAGAACTCAAACCAATAGCCACCGCTTGTTTTTGGCTTTTGACAACAGGACCGCCTTTGCCAGAGTGCAATTTACCTTTGCCATACTCTGACATTACTTTACCCATTTTCTTCTCACCAGCTTTAGTCATCTTCATATCGTGCATCCTTCGTGGAGTTGACGTTTTGCTTCCAAGTAGACATTATGCGCTTCTTCAGCAGTTTTATAATGTCCTAGATAGTGATTTTTTCCATCAAGTCTTATAGATGTTTGGAATCCATACTTTGTCTTTCTGGCTCCAATAATTCCTGATTTATTATGCCTCCTAGCTTTTACAACATTTTGTAAGTTGCATCTTTGGTCAACACTTCTAAGATTGTCAATTCTGTTATCAGTCTTTATCCCATTGATATGGTCAATCACTTTAGGCCACTCGCCATGAACGTAAAACCATGCAAGCCTGTGAGTGTAGTAATACTGACCATCAATAGAAATATTTAGATAACCATGCGATCTAACAATGGATGCGTTTAGACCAAGTTTTTTCTTTTGCGTGTCCCTGTGAATCCAGTAAAAAATACCAGTTTCAGGCTCATAGCGTAAAACTTGACGCAAACGCTCTAATGAAAGTTTAGAATCTCTACTAGACATAGCAACTCCTTCATAGTTGTGATGTTAGAAGCGCCCTCAAGAGTACAAGTCTGAGGGCGTTTCGCTTTAGTCTTCTTCCTTCATTGGCTCTGCTTTTTCCCATTGGCGACAGACTCGGAGGGAGTGGCAAACGAAAGTATACTTATTACAGTAACCCCGACCACCACCATCCTTGTCGAACTCGTCTTGCGGGACAACTTCCATCGCTTCCAAAGTCTCGGGAGCGTCATCAAAATATTCACAG